GATAGCCAATAGAAAATTGAAATTGGAGCAGGATAATGCTGTTTTATCCTCCGCTTTAAAAAAGATTTCAAGAATTGCAGGCTTAACTTTAGACGAGGAAAAAGCTTATGAGAAAGAATATTTAAAGGTTTAAAACCTACTAATTCAGTAGGAATTGGTAGATAATTTTCTTTGTTATTAAATTTATTTTTTGCTATCAATGATTTTGAGGTAAAAAAATGAATATTTCCCCTGTTTTAGATTTACACCCAGAGTTACATAATGAATTTCATTTTGCAGATGACACAGAGTCAAAAGGATGTTGTTGTTTTTGGAAGTCAAGACCAGTTCGGAAAGAAAACATTGATGTAAGCCAAGATCATGTTTTACGATATGTATCTAAAACGTCACACAGACAGCGGATTATCGCCAACCAAAGACTTGCGGAACTTGTTGAATTCAAGTTTGAAAAAGATCCTATTGAAAATGAAAAAGCTTTTCAAATGCTAAAAATACGCATAAATGAATAATTTCAAAACGGAGATCCGATTACTTCAGATCGTCTTGTGCAAATCATAACCGCAATATACGAAATCAGAAAAGAGGTTGGAGGATTTGAAGATTACTCTATTCAATAAAAGCTCGCTCCAAATAAATTTAAGCGAAAATGACTATTGTTTAAAAAAAATAGTGGAGCGAGCAAGAAAGCTTATTTTATCAAAGTTTGATACAAAAAAGATAGTAAATTGATAGTTGTAATCCCTGCAATTATCGCCTTATATAAAAATAAAGATTTTGCATAGTCTTTATCATTATAAGCTAATAGGGATTCCGCAACTCTTACATCTCTTTCTAATTCTGTATTTTCACGTTCAAAATCACGTATTTGCTTAACTCTTTTTTCAAGTTCCTTAATTTTCCCTTCAAGCGTTTTGATCGTAGCACATTGTTTTGAAATTGTTGAATTCAAAGCTATATTTTCGCAGTTAAGAGTTTTTGAAAATGTCTTATTTTTTTGCAATTGTTCAATCAACTCTAATTGATCGGAATTAAATTTAATCAATGATTTTTTTTCAGATTCAAGTAAAGTAATTTTTTCATTTAATTCTTGAATTTTTGGTTTATCATCAACAATTATTCGAGTAGATTTAATATTTTTGCTTGTCATTGTAATTTCCTTTTTTTGGTTTAAAGTTTGTGCCTCTATTTTTCAAGACTAATTGAATAACCTAAGAGGTTTTAGAGGCACAAATCTTTAAATCAAAAAGGCATCCTTGCCTAAAACCACAAATTTCCTACCAATTTATACCGAATCGTTAGAGATTCAGTTATTAAGCAACTGAACCGCTTTCATCAACTTGGTATGTCCCATCACCATTCGTGGAACGTTCTACACAAGAAATATCTTCATTTTCGGACTTTTCCCAACCGTCCATATACCAATCCGCTTCAATTCCATAATTAGCTTTTGCCGATCCTGAACAGCTTGTTAATGCAGACAAAGCACATAGTGCCAAAATATATTTAGTCATAAAATCCTAGTATTGTTTCTAATTGAGTCAGGGTTATTCCTGAAAGTTTTGTGAGGTTTGAAAAACCATCTTAAAAAGTTTTTAATCATACAAGCCTTTAATTTCACAATTATATTTTCTAAGCAAATCTTCAAGCGTTACACTTGATTTTTTTTCAATTGGCGGTGTATGGATCGGATCAGGTGAACAACAATTAAAAAAGGAAATTATTAAAAAAGCTATTGATAAGACCCTCACCATACACCCCAAAAATTCTAAAACAAAAGCACAAACATAAATCATATATTAACATCGAAAAAATGTAAACATGTTTTTGTTTTGTTTAAAAAAATTATTCTTTATCTTCAATTAGCCATTCATTACAATTTTCATCAAAATAATTTTGAACTATTTCTTCCATAGTTTCGCCTTTCAAAATAACGGTATATCCGAAATACCAAGGACAACCCCAGGGACTAGGGTTTCCGTCAACCGCATCATTAGGAGACTCGATCATATCGTAAAATAGCTCCGTAAATTCCATTTTGTGAGAGTCAATTAAATCAACAGCTCTTAAGGTATCTATTGAGGCATAAGTAACTATGCCTTTTTTATCAAAAATCATTCTCATAATTTTAATCCTTTCATTTTAAAGAGGGGAAATTAATCCCCTCAATTTTACTTTCAAGCGTTTTGCTTGATTTATGTATTAATAATAACATAAGTTAACATTAAACACAATGGAAAATAACAATAAAATAAAAATACTCAAAAAATTGCAAATCGGATATCTTGAAAATATGATAAAGAAAAAAATAACACATAAATATAAAGCAGTTGCTTGTCATGCTGATGGAATCAGGTTTGATAGCAAGTTGGAAAGGTCATATTATATACACCTGAAAAATATTCAAAAATCAGGTGAAGTGATATTTTTTTTAAGGCAAGTTCCATTTGATTTAGGCGGTAAAGTGAAATTCTTTTGTGATTTTCAGGTGTTTTATGAAAATGGCGATATCGAATTTATTGATATCAAGGGATTTGACACGCCTTTAGGAATCGCAAAAAGAAAAATATTAGAGGACATATACCCAATTAAAATTAAAATAGTGAAAAGAAATGAAATATTTTAGACTCAAAAACGAAATTCATTTTATTTTAAAAACATTTCCTGAAACACGAGACAATGATAATATTTTAATCTCAAAGATTATTAAAGATATTAGCGAGCATGATTTAAAAAGAATTTCAGCAAATAGCTTTTTAATTAGCATAGAAATGGGCGAGTATGGAAGCCTTGAAAGTATTACTCGATGTAGAAGAAAGCTTCAAGAAAAGTTTCCTGAACTTAGAGGTAAACTTTGGAAATCAAGAAAACATCTAACAAACGAAGTTAAAAATCAATTGAGGTTCGATTTTGGATAAAGAAAAATATGTAATACAAGATTCAAAAGATACCGTTATTCATATCGAAAAATTTCAAGAAGAAATTCAAATAAATATAAGCGATTTGAATGATGAATTTTTGATTAGATTAACATATGAAGAAGCTAATGTTTTTTGCGAAAAACTTAAATATGAATCAAAAGAGCTAGAAAAATACATCAAAGGGCTTTCATATCGTGAAGATTGAAGATATTGAATTCTCAACGGTTAAACGCAAATTAAGCGATCTTGTTGATTGTTCATACAATCCAAGAATTTTAACAAAAAAACAACACGCAGACCTCAAACGATCTTTTAAAAAATTCGGTTATGTAGAAATTTGCGTTATCAATTTAGATAATACTATTATCGCAGGACACCAACGAACTCACGTGATGAAAGACTTAGGTTGGATTGATAGAGAAATTGAGGTTAGAAGCCCAAACCGTCAACTCACAAAGAAAGAATTCGATGAATATTTGATTAGATCAAATCAAAACGGAGGCTCATTTGATTGGGAATTACTTGGAAATGATTTTGAAGTTGATGAACTCATTGAATGGGGATTTGAACTTAAAGACCTTGGTATTGAAGACGAAGAAATTAAAGTTGATGATGAAAAAGATTTAGACGTTGAAGAAAGAATTGTTGTTGAAATTGAACTTGAAAGCGAAGAGCAACAACGTGAAATTTATAAAGAATTGAATGAAAGAGGCTATAAGTGCAAAGTGTTAAAATAGTAAAAAACCTTACCTTAAAAAACTATTTAATTAAAAAAAATATAATTGGGAAAATTGGGTAATTTACTAGTTATGAAAAAAAATAAACATATGCCCTTTGATTGGGATAAGATAAAAAATCTATGTATGGCAGATTGTAATGGGGTTGAAATTGCTTCTTATATAGGAGTACACCCCGAAACGCTTTATAAAAGATGCAAAAAGGATAATGGGATTAGTTTTACAGAGTTCCATCTTGAGTCAAAAAGCAAGGGCGATAGCCTTCTTAAAGCAAAGCAGTATGAAATCGCTATGAAAGGTGATAAAAAAATGTTGGTTTGGTTAGGTAAAAATAGGCTTGGACAATCTGAAAAACTAGAACAAAAGACAAACTTAACGTCTGAAAATAAAGTTACGATTTACATACCTGATAATGGAAGGAATTAAATTCCTTTTTACGGTAGTTCATATTATAAATTAGCTGATTTAGCAAATGTCAGTCATAGTTGTATATTTCATCAAAGGAAAAATAGGGGTATTAAACATTATAGAAAAAGAATTAAATGAAATTAAACCTCAAAAAGGAGCTCAAGAAGCTTTTTTAATAAGTAAGGCTGATATAGTTTGTTACGGTGGCGCCGCAGGCGGTGGAAAGACTTTTGCCTTACTTTTAGAATGCCTTAGGAATATACATATAAAAGGTTTTACAGGAGTTGTTTTTAGAAAAAATTCGACACAAGTCAGAAACCCAGGTGGATTATGGGATTCCTCATACCCTCTTTTTATGAGCGTTGGCGGTGAGCCGAAACAATCCGTTTTGGAATGGAATTTTCCAAATTCTAAGATTAAGTTTTCACACTTGGATACTGATAAAGATAAATACTCTCACCAGGGAGCGGAATACTGCTCAGTTTTTTTCGATGAGCTTTGCCATTTCACTTATTCACAATTCGTTTATATGCTTTCAAGAAATCGCTCAACTTGTGGCGTTAAACCGTACGTTAGAGCCACTTGCAATCCTGATAGCGATTCTTGGGTAAGAAAATTTATTGATTGGTGGATAAACGAAGAAACAGGATATCCAATCCCTGAAAGATCGGGAGTTGTAAGATATTTTATCACAGTTGAAAACGATATCATTTGGGACGAATCAGAAGAAAAATTGATTCAAAGATTCCCAAAAAGCAGACCGAAATCATTCACTTTTATCAACTCAACAATTTACGACAATCAAATTTTATTAGAACAAAATCCAGAATATCTTGCCAATCTTCAAGCCTTACCCAAATTTGAAAGGGAACAGCTTTTACATGGCAATTGGAATATCCAAGCTAGTTCTGGAATGTTTTTCAAAAAATTATACTTTGAGGTTGTTAAGGCGACACCTAAAAATACAACAAAAATTAGATATTGGGATCGGGCGAGTACAAAAGATAACGGTCAAAATGATCCCGACTGGACGGTAGGACTAAGGTTAGAAAAAGATCAAAACAATATTTTATATGTTTCTGATATTGTTCGGTTGAGGGGAAGCCCGTTAGAGGTACAACAAACAATCAAAAACATTGCTTCACAAGATGGGTATAATGTTCGAATTGGAATTGAACAAGATGCAGGACAAGCAGGAGTTTCAGAAGCAGATTATTTAGTGAGACAATTAAGCGGTTATATTGTTACTGTAAATAGAGTTAGTAAAGATAAAATTACTAGGGCGTTGCCTGTTAGCTCACAATGTGAGGCAGGAAATGTAAAAGTGCTTGAAGGAAAATGGAATGATGACTTCTTTAAAGAGCTTGAAAACTTTCCAGAGGGAAGCCATGACGATCAAGTTGACTGTTTGAGCGGAGCGTTTAATTTACTAGAAGATGAAAAGTATAACCTTAAAATCATGTCGGGTTGGTAATCAATGATAAAAAGCATATTGAAAAAAGTTGATGGTTGGTCAAACTTTTTTACTGGAATGGGTATAGCAGGACAAGACAAAAGCCAAGCAACGGTTTTTTGTCCTGAATATATATTTGGATCGCACGAATTAGATCAGATGTATAAATCAGATGGTATTACTAGACGTATTATAGACACAGTAGCAGATGAAATGATAAGAGAAGGTTGGGAGTATGAAAATGTTCCTGATGATTTTTTGGATATAAAATTTGATGAATTAGATATCAATTCAACAATGACACAAATGCTAAGATACGCTCGATTATACGGTGGAGCTATTGGTGCCATGGGAATTGCTGATGGTAGACCTTTAGATCAACCAGTTGATATGAATAACATTTCAAAACTTAATTGGATTCATGTTTTTGACAGGTTCAGTATTTCATCATCCAACGGATCAATTGAAACTGATTTAGATTCAAAAAATTATGGAAAACCGAATAGTTACCTTGTGACGGATTCTCTAACAGGAAATAGTTTTGTTGTTCATCATTCAAGGGTTATTAGATGCGATTGGAACCAAATTATACCCAGAAACAATATTGAAAACGATGGTTTCGGAGATTCAATAATTCAATCAATTTATACAGAGCTTAAAAATTATTCAGTAACTTTTGCGAATTGTGGGATTATCATTCACGATTTTGTTAACACAGTTTTAAAAATCAAAAATTTAGCAAATCTTTTAGCGGGCGATGGTTGCGGTAATGAGGTTCAAAATAGAGCTAATATTTTGGATATGTCAAAATCTACATATAGAATGATGGTTTTAGACAGTGAAGAATCTTTTGAAAAACTCACCACAAATGTTAGTGGAATTTCGGATTTGCTTGATCGGTTCATGTTAGCTTTATCAGCAGTAACAGCAATACCTATAACTTTACTTTTTGGTCGAGCTCCGTCAGGACTAAATGCTACAGGTGATAGCGATATACGCAATTTTTACGATATGATTAAGCAAAAGCAAGAATGTATTCTTAGACCAATGCTCAACCGTTTATCTGAAATAATTTTCTTGTCAAAAGATGATTATTTTAAAGGTGAGGAGCCAAAAGATTGGAAGCTTGAATTTGTTCCGTTATGGCAAAACACAGAAGAAGAAGAAGCAAATATTCGCAGAACAGTAGCGGAAACCGATGCTATCTATATAGACAGAAATGTTTTAGAGCCTAGCGAAGTAGCAATTTCTAGGTTTGGAGGTTCAAAATATTCAATCAATACTGAAATCAATTCAGAGGATAGAAAACCGTTTGAAGACGAAGACGAAACACAATTTCAAGACGAAGACCCTAATGTTTTAACGGAAGAGTGATTTGACTATTTCATTTAATCAACTTGTTGATATGCGGAAAGCCAAAAAAAAGGGTAAATTGAAACGCCCAACAAAATGGCTTTATCCAACCAATTTAGAGAAAAAATACAATCGCTTACTTGTGAAACTCACTAGAGAATTATCAAAAGCAATCAATGAAATCCTTGTTCCTTTAATTCCTTCAATGCTTTCAGATGTTGAAACGACATACCCAGTTGTTGATTCACGAAACGATGATTTTTTAGATATTTTGCATGGAGCAATACTTTCAATCGAAGAATTTATAAATACAAAAGTGGAAAAAACAATACTTGAAATGAATCAAATCGGTTATGAAATAAGCTCATTCAACCAAGAACAATTTCAAAAGAAAAACCGATCGGTTTTTGGTTTTGATATTTTTGCAGAACAACCTTTTCTTCAAGATCAATTAGAGCTTTTCAGCAGTCAAAATGCCCAATTGATAACTTCATTACCAGAGCAAGACCTTTTACAAATTTCAGGTATTGTTGAAAGAGGGTTGCAAGAAGGGCAACGGTTTACAGAAGTAGCCAAAGAAATCCAAAAAAGAAGTGGGATAACTCGAAGAAGAGCAAATCTAATAGCTAGAGATCAAACAGCAAAATTAAATTCGTCTTTGACTCAACTTAGAGATCAAACTTTAGGAATTGACACTTTTGAATGGCAAACAAGCGGAGACGAAAGAGTAAGAGCTTCCCATAAAATCATGGACGGTAAAACGTGCAAATACAGCGATCCAACGGTTTGGCTTGATAAGAAAACTAACAAATGGGTAAAACGACCAAACACAGCGACAAAGAAAAATGTAGGTCAAGACGTGAATTGTCGTTGCGTTTCACTAGGGATTGTCGAAGATGATTTTTAAACATAACAAAAAAATGATTCTTTATTTAGGGGGTATTTATTTGAAATCTAAATTTTCATCAAATTTAAAAAATTCACTTTTTTTTGCAATAAACATTTTGCTAATAATAATTGTTTTCTTTTTTGAGCTACTGATTAATTTTTTCTATTGTTCTTTTCAATTTTATTTTCACTTTTTTATGTTTAATTTAATTGAATTAAAAAGTAATTTCTATGATATTAAAGAAAGTTTTAATGAGAGATGGATAAAATAAAATGACAATAGCAAGATACGATCAAGGGTTTATTCAAAGTTCAACAGACTATACCGAAGAAGGTTTTTTGAAATGTGAGGCAATTGTTACCCGAACAGGAGTATTTTTATATAGAAATGCTGATGGTTCAATGAGAAGCGAATTAAGATTGCCCGAAGAAGTTTTTAACGATTCAAGTATTGATTCAATGAAAATGATTCCAGTTACAAATGACCACCCTAAAGAAAGATTGGTTTCCCCTGAAAATTCAAAAAGTTTGTCCGTTGGTTATACAGGTGAAAATATTTCAAAAACAGAAAACTATGTATATGCAAATTTTATTATAACTGATAAAAATGCAATAGACGAAATTGTAAATCATGGTAAACGTCAATTGTCGTTGGGGTATACAGTTGAACTTGAACCGAGTATTGGAGAATATGAGGGACAAGACTTTGATTTTATCCAACGAAATATTAGATATAATCATCTTTCAATTGTTCATAATGCTAGAGCAGGAAATGAAGCTAAAATTTCATTGGATTCACAAGATGCAATTCAAATTACAAAAGAGGAAAAAGATATGACTAAAAGAATGGTCAAAATTGACGAAGATGAATTTATGGTTGAGCCTGAAATGGCTGAATCAGTTGAAAAACTTCTTGAAGATTTGAAAAGTCTTAAAGATGCAAAAGTTATGGTTGATGAAGAGCTTAAAATGGTTGAAGAAAAACTCCAAAAAGCAATGGGCGAGCGAGACAACGCAAAAGAAGAAGCTACAGCTTTGCTTGCAGAAAATTCCGAACTGAAAGAAGAAAAAACAGACTCAAAAGAAATTGAGAAATTAGTACGAGAAAGAATTAAACTTTTGAAAGTTGCTGAATCTGTTTTGAATACTGATGACATGGAATCAATTAGCGGTTGTAACGATATTCAAATTAAAAAGAAAATCATTAAGTCTAATTGTGAAAAAGCAAACTTAGATGGAAAATGTGATACTTATATCAACGCTCGATTTGATGCGGTTTGTGAAACTCTGCAATCAAAAGTAAATACTTCAAACGTCAAAAATGACGGAAAAAGTACAGTTAAAACGGATTCAGAAGATTCAAGACAAAAAATGATTTATTCTCAAATGAATCCTAATAATGGAGAAACAAAATAATGTCTCAATTACAATATAATAGATTAATGACAATTGGTTCAGAAGGTGATCTTGCAACTTGCCAATTCAATAACAAAATGTCACCCAGAGCTTTTGCGGAAATTGCTATCGGCAGAGGTGTTGCAAAGGTTGTTGGTGAAGATTATGCAGTAAGACTTCCTGCACAAAACCAAAGTGTTGTTGTTTTAGATGCTGATTTAGTTACCTCAAACTCAATTGCTGTTAGTGTTAACGGTGTTGCATTGACTCCGATTGTTTTTGCAGTCGATCATGACACAACAATGTTGGCTATTGCTACAGCTATCGCATTGCAACCGAATATTGATACCGCAGTTGTTAGCGATGCAAACAACCGTACAATTACAGTTATTGCCGATCAAGGACAAGTTGCTACAGTTGATTCATTTGTTGTAACACTTGGAGCAAGTCAAGCAGGAGCAGTTATTACTAATGGTACTCAAGATTCTTTCTATGGTGTCGCACTTCGCACACAAAATAAAGAAAATTTAAATAACGCAAGCGGAACAACTGGACCAGCTCCATATAATGAAGGTGATGCTGTTTCTATGTTAAGACAGGGAAAAGTTCTTGTTTATGTCGATCAAGATGTAACTAGTGACGATCCTGTTTATATGCGAATTGTTGCAGGAGCAGGAGATTCCTTAATCGGAAGATTTAGAAAGGATGCTGATTCAGGAAGTGCAATTCTTGTTGCTGATGCTACTTATACAGTCGGAGCGACAGACGGTGGACTAGCTACACTTGAATTTAACAAGCCATAAAGGAGTAAAAACAAATGAAATTTCAATCACTTAATTTTGATGCAGGCGAAACCGCTTATTTTGCTAGAGAGCTAGAAGCGGTAAAGTCAGCATCATATGATATTAAATTCCCAGAATTAATGGCGTTTAGTATTTTCCCTATTTCTAGCGATACGCCAGAAGGGGCTCAAAGCATTACCTACAATCAATATGAATCAACAGGTAAGGCAAGAATCATTTCAAATTATGCTGATGATCTTCCAACAGCTAACATCATGGGCAAACAGTTCATTAGTGCTGTTAAATCAGTTGGAATTTCCTATCAGTATTCACAAGATGATCTTAGAGCTTCATTGATGACGGGTAAGGGTTTGCCACAACGTATTGCAGATGCAGCTAGACTTGGAAACGATCAAAAAGTTAACGATTTAGCTTTTTTTGGAGATGATGACTATAATATTTTTGGTCTATTTAATAATCCAAATATCCCTTCTGCATCAGTTGCAAATGATGGGGTCGGACCGTCAACACTTTGGTCAACAAAAACACCAGATCAGATTATTCGTGATATGAATGACTTGGTAAACGGTATTCGAGTTCTAACTAAAGATGTTGAGCGAGCCAATACTTTATTATTGCCAATTTCTCAATATGCCTTCATTTCTTCTACTCCAAGAAGTTCAACAAGTGATACCACAATTTTAGACTTCTTTAAGAGAGCTAACGAAGATATTAAAGATGTTATTGCTATTGAACAATGTGCAGGAGCTGGACCTTTAGGTGTTGATGTAATGGTTGCATACAATCGCAATCCAGGTAAATTAACGCTTGAAATTCCTATGCCTTACAAACAATACAATCCACAAGAAAGAAATTTAAATCTTTACATTCCTTGTGAAAGTAAGTTTGGTGGATTGTTGACATACTACCCTCTTTCAATGTCAATTGGAGAAGGAATTTAATATGGCTTTGGTGAAATACAACGGAAAAAACACATATCGTTGTAGTGGAATAACACTAAAATCAAATGTCAATGAAGTAGATGATAATTTATTAGAGGATGCTTTAAAACATCCTCTATTTAAATATCGAATTGAAGAAGGTATTATTGTTATTTTGGAACACAAGATTAAAAATGATTTAGAGTTTGAAAATTCTGAAAAAGAATCAGAGTTTAAAAACACTGAAAAAGATTTAGTTGATCTTATTCCAAATATCTATGACAAAGAACTTTTGATAAGATATATTTCAGAAAGCGAAGATAAAAGAATTGTCAAGGCTTCAAAAAAACAATTGAAAAAGATTGATAAAGAAGAAATATTGAAACTTGAGGATAAATAAAAAATGAGTAGTCCAACAAATCAAGAAGTATTGGATTTATTATATTGCATAGCTCCACAGTTCGCAAATCCGACCGATCCAGAATTGGAATGTTATAATACGATAATTGATGCTTTACGATGTCAAATAAGCATTGGTGCTTTTCAGTGTTGTTCTACTCTAGCGTTTGTTTATCTTTTAGCTCATACTTTGACAATAAGAATTAATCCCACAGCAGGGGTTACTTCTTCAATGTCAGAGGGTAATTTATCAGTAAGTTTTGCTATATCAAGCGATACAAGTTATTTGAATTTAACATCTTATGGTAAGTCTTATCAAGATTTAATTAATGCAAAAGTTTTTCCTGCATTTAACACAAACTTACCTTCAAATTTTTCTCTTAGTGGGTATAATGGCAGATGTTGTTAAAGATACGGACTTAGGTTTTAATGAGATATTGAGACAAACTGAAAAATTCGCTCAAACTTCAATATTGATTGGATTCCAAGAAGGTTCTACAACAAAAACAGCAGTGAAAGGTCATAGAGAAAAAGAAGGCGGCAAAAGCATGCCTGAAATCGCTTTTGAAAATGAGTTTGGAACTAAAAAAGTTCCACAACGTTCTTTCATGAGAACTTCATTTGATGAAAATATTGTTAAAATTGAAAAGTTTATCATCAATCAATACAAAAAAGTTCAAGATGGAAAAATTGATAGCGATCAAGCAAGCGGT